ATGCTGGTAAAGTTAATCCAATTGCTACTTTCCCTAATATTGGTGTAGCTGCATTTGGTCAGAAAACATTACAGAAAAAAGCTAGTGCTTTAGATCGTATCAACGTTCGTCGTCTATTAATTGCTCTTAAGCGTTACATTGGTAATGTATCTGAAAACTTAGTATTCGAACAAAATACAGCTGTAACTCGTAATGCGTTCTTAGCTCAAGTTACTCCATACTTAGAAAGTGTACAACAACGTCAAGGTTTATACGCGTTTAAAGTAGTAATGGATGAATCAAATAACACTCCAGATGTAATTGATCGTAACCAATTAGTAGGTCAGATCTATTTACAACCAACTAAGACTGCTGAATTTATCTTATTAGATTTCAACATCTTACCAACTGGTGTAGAATTCGGTTCATAAAAAAACAAAATTATTAATATTTATATAAAATAACAATACAATGGCAGTATTAGATCCAAATGAAATAATGTTCACCGCGTTTGAACCTAAAGTTCAGAATCGCTTTTTGATGTACATCGGTGGTATTCCATCATATTTAATCAGAAAGGCTTCTACACCATCATTCAACGCAGGTGAAATTGTATTAGATCATATCAACGTTTACCGTAAAGTTAAAGGTAAAGTTCGTTGGAACGATATGAGTTTAGAATTATATGATCCTGTAAACCCAAGCGGTGCTCAAGCTGTAATGGAATGGGCTCGTTTAGCACACGAATCAGTAACTGGACGTGATGGATATTCAGATTTCTATAAAAAAGATTTACGTTTAGATATCTTAGGACCAGTTGGTGATGTAGTAGGTGAGTGGATTATCAAAGGTGCTTATGTTAAAGAAGCTAACTTTGGTGAGTATGATTGGGCAAATGAAGCTTATGTAAGCATCACTACCACAATCGCTATGGATTACTGTATCTTGAACTACTAATTCAGTTCAACATATTTTAAAGAGCCGTCCTTTTGGACGGCTTTTTTTATCTTTGTATATTTATATATATAAAACAATAAATACGTTATGGAAGAAAAATTAAAGTTTCCAACTGAACAAGTAGAATTACCATCAAAAGGTTTACCTTACTCACCTGACTCTCCATTATCTAAAGGTGTACTTGAAATGAAGTACATGACTGCTAAAGAAGAAGACATTTTAACCAATGTTAACTTTATTAAACAAGGTATTGTAATTGATAAGTTATTACAATCATTGATTGTTACTCCTATTAGTTATAATGATTTATTAATTGGTGATAAGAATGCCTTATTAATAGCTGCTCGTATTTTAGGATATGGTAAAGATTATGAGTTTGAATATGATGATCCAGAAACAGGAGTTAAACAAAATGTTACTGTGGATTTATCATTACTTGATCCTAAACCAATACATTCAGTTTTAAAACAAGGTAAAAATGAGTTTGAATTAACTTTACCAAGTAAAACTATTGTTACTTTTAAGTTATTAACTCATGGTGATGAAAAAAGAATTGATAAAGAAGTTGAAGGATTAAAACGTGTTAATCCAAATGGTTCTTATGATATCACAACACGTTTGAAACATATGATTACTTCAGTTAATGGAAGTAGAGAACAAGAAGATATTAGAAAATATGCTGATTCTATGTTAGTAGGTGATTCAAGAACTTTAAGAAAAAAATATAAAGAAATTGAACCAGATCTTCCATTAAAGTTTAATTATACTACACCAGGTGGTGACGTTGTGGAGGGCGTCAATTTACCAATAGGGATCAACTTTCTTTGGCCTGATACCAGCTTATAAGCCTATATTTATGACTGAAATCCATGATTTGGTTTATCATGGAAATGGTGGATTTATTTATAGTGAGGTGTATAATATGCCTATACAAATACGTAAGTTTCATATTCGTAAAATCAATGATTATATTGAAAAACAAAATGAACAATATGAAAACGCTAGAAAAGGTACACAAGTAACAAATAATAAACAACCAGCTCGCCCAAACATACCACAAGCTGATTTTACTACATCAGCTAAAGCGCCCAAAAAATAGGGCGCTTTCATATTTATACGCGGTAAAACTTAATATTTTAAATGGCAGCACCAACTCCAGAAGAGTTAAGAAGGCAACAAGAATTTGAAGCCAGCATTAGACGAGTACAAGAGTACTATAAGGCTATGGGCTTCTCTGTTGATACTATTAGAAAAAATACTGAGACACTTAGAGAAGATCAAGTAGCTTTAGCTGAGGCAGCTCGTGTAGCTGATGACTATTTTGATAGGATGGCTTTTTCAACTCGTGATTTAGCCAAAACTTTCGCTAATGTTTTAGGTGATGTAAAAGGATTAAATGTAAACGCTAATAAAGGAGTTGTAGCATTTAAACAGTTAAATACTATAGCAGATGACTTAGCTCGTCATCAAGAAGGTATTAATAAATTAAGTGCTAAAGATTTAGAAAACTTACAGAAAAAATTTAAGAAAAATAAAGATATTCTCTTTAATGCTGTTGACATTATTAAAGCTAAAGGAGCTGAAACTGAATTAGAGAGAAATTTAATAAAAGAATATGACGAAGCTGTAGCTAAAGGATATGATAGACTTCAAATTGAAGAAATATTAGGTAAAAAAATAAGTGATTCTTTAGAGAAAGAAAAAAATATCACTAAGGAACTTAATATTAGAGGAGCAGTATTACAAGGAGCAGCTGGGTTAATGGATAAACTTGGGTTAGGTGCTTTTACCCAAGTTATGAATCTTGAAGCTGCTAATGAAGAATTAAAAGAAGAATATGAGCGTACAGGTGATTTAAACGCAGCATTTAAAAAAGCAACTAGTACATTATTTGATGGACTAAAAAGAGCATTAAATGATCCAGCTACAAGTTTAGCTGTGTATAGTTCAATAGCTAAAAAAGCATTTAGTTCATTAGGTAATGATCTAAAAAATTTATATAATGGTTTCTTAGAAGTAAATAAACAAGTAGCTGGTTTAGGTCGTTCATTAGGTACTAGTACAGAACAAGCTAAAGTACTAATTGGTGAAGCTAAGAGTGTAGGCCGCGAAATGGGTGATGTAACATTCACTGGAGCCGATTATGCTAAATCAATGGCTGCAGCTGCTGAATCTTTAGGATTACAAGTTCAGTTAAGTGGAGAAACTTATCATGAGTTAACCAAGATGACTGAACAAATGGGATTACAAGTAGATGAATCTACTCAAATATATAAGTTAGGAGTTTTAAATAATCAAGAATTAAGTGATACAAATAAAGTTATAGCTGCTGGTATTGTTCAAGCACAAAGACAATTTGGAATACAAGTTAATGCTAAACAAGTATTTGCTGAAATAGGAAAACTAAGTAAAGCTACATTAGCTAATTTTAAACAAAACCCAGAAGCATTAGCTAAAGCAGTAGTACAAGCTAAAGCATTGGGTTCTAGTTTAGATAAAATGGATGCTTCAGCTCAATCACTTTTAAACTTTGAATCATCAATTCAAAATGAACTTGAGGCTGAATTGTTAACTGGTAAAGCTATTAACTTAGAAAAAGCCAGAGAAGCAGCTTTAAATAATGACCAAGTTGGATACATGAATGCTATAGCTGAACAAACAGGTAATATTCATGAGTTCAATAAAATGAATAGAATACAACAAGAAGCTGTAGCTAAGGCTCTTGGTTTCTCAAGAGAAGAATTAGCTGGTATGTTAACTGAACAAGAAACTTTTAACAAGTTAGGTGATGTGACAGGTAAAACAGCTGAAGAACAACTTAGAATAGCTCGTGAAAGAGGATTAAGTGAACAAGATTCTTTAGTTGTGAGTCTACAACAACAAGCTTCAGCTGAAAAATTAGAAAAAACATTCCAGAGTTTAAAAGAAACTATTGCTGGTTTAGTTGAAGGTGAACTAGGACAAATGGTTGGTAGTATAGCTGAGATGTTAAATTCAACAGCTGGTATAGCTACAGTTATTACTGTTATGGCAACTAGTGGTATAACTAAACTTTTAGTTGGATTTGGATCATTAATTAAAGCAGCTAGAGCCTTAAAGGCGTTAGAAATAGGATCAGCTATAGCATCAGGTTGGAGAGCAGCTATGAGTAGTCCAACATCATTACTCACTGGAGGTTTAGCTGGTTTAGCTTTAGGAGGTGTATTAACAGCAGCTATTATGTCTTCTGTAGGTAGTGTCAAAGCAGACGATATGTTTTCTGGTTATGGTGACAGAACATTAATAACACCTAAAGGATCATATGCTTTAAACAATAATGATACTGTAATTGCTGGTACAAATCTATTTAGAGGAAATGATGTAATATCAGGTCCAGTAGATTCAATTAATTTAACTGGTGGTGTAGAATCTAAATTAGAAGCTATGACAAGAAGTATAGCAGATTTAGCATCAAGACCAGTAACAGTTAACGCAGGTACTGATGCTATTTTACGACTTCAGACAGCCCAATCACAATATGGTGCACCTAACTCATTTGCTTAACATATTTATATCAAACATTAAAACGTAACAAAATGTCAATAAGAAACCAATTAAATGGATCTACACCTCAGGGTTTAAGTTTACAAGGTCAACCTGGTCCTAACTTTGAGAATGAAGGACAACGTACAACTTCAGATATTCAAGCTTTAGTTAATTCTAATGCTTTACAAGCCTCCCAAGACTTGTTAACTGGAAGAGTACAAGGTTCATTCTTAGTTCCTCAATCAAATCCTCCAGTGTCTGTACCTGATAACTTTGCTGGTAGACCTTACTATCCATCTTTAGGTGGAGTTTATAGAGACAGAGGTCCTCGTGATGGTAGATACTAAAATAAAATTAGTGAATGCCGTTTATCACTCTAAATAATAACTGGAGCAGTTATGCTCCATACTATAATAACACCAATAATAATGGTAGTTTTTCTGGTACGGCTAATGCTCCAAATGTAACTAATACTCAAAAACCAACTATTCCAACTGATGGTAATCAATATAGATTAGCTGATGATGGATTTATACGTGGTGGGGCTTTAAATGTTGCTCTAGCAGTAAGACAAGATGTATCTCGTCTGGGAAGATTTGTTACAAGAGGAACAGATAACAACGCTAGAGGTGTTTTATTTTTACTTAAACAAGTTGGTTTACAATTATCTAATCCTAGACTAGAATGGAGAGGAAACCCAAATACACCTCCTCCATTATTAGGTGGATTTAACCGCCAATATACTGGTATTGGTACTGCTTTATCTGTAGCAGGAACTGCTTTTGGATTACACTTTGACCAACCAGGACTTTTAGGTAATGTTCAAGATACTCAAAAATATGGAGGTGATGTTGATAGTCCTGTAGGTGGAGTAGCTTATTTTAATAATTTTGGATCTGACGGTTTAGGTAATGGTACAAATAATTTTTCTATCAATAAAGATGCTAGAAATAAACTTCTTAGATATACTTCTAAAATAACATCTCCAACTGATTCAAATGTGGATAATATTGTTTTAGATCGTTATTTAGGAGGATCTAATTCAGTATATGGTATTGGACAAACTACTGTTAGATCTTACTTTAATAGAACAACAGTTAGAACTGATGATATAACAGGCAGACTTAAAAACTTATTAAATGGTTTTAAACCATTAACAAGTGAAAAACTAGGTGAACAAACTAAAGCTTTAGTTGATCCAATAACAAATGCTGTTGATTTAACATCTGTTTTAAATACATCTCCATTATATAGTATTAATGATGTTAATAATAATATTGAAGCTAAATTAGGTGTTTCTACACCTAGTAAAGTTGACTCTATTAATGTTATTAAAATTGTTAATAGTAAAGTATTTTACGAAGATAATAAAAAGAAAAAAACAAGTGAAGTAGCTGATGCTATATCTACAGAAGTAAAAAATAAAGTAGATGGAGATTTTGGTAAAGATTTAATTAAATTTAGAATTGAATTTTTAAATAATAATGTTTTAGGTACACAAACAAACAGTGGTACTATAGTGAATACAGATGTATTAGCTTTTAGAGCTTATATAGATAACTTTGATGATGGAATGACAGCTAAATGGAGTCCATATCGTTATATGGGTCGTGGTGAGGAATTTTTTGTATATGATGGGTTTACAAGAGATATAGGAGTAGCTTTTACAATATTTGCTCATACCAGAGCTGAACTAGATCCTATATATGATAAACTAAATTATCTAATGTCAACATTTACTCCTGATTACAGTTCTCAATTAAAAATGAGAGGTAATATAGGATATTTAACAGTTGGTGATT